TTTAGTAACTCATTAATTATTGGTAGTGATAATAAACTATATGGATTAGGAACTGCTAACGCAGGTAATTTAGGTATTCCAACTACCATATCTTGGACAAAAATAGTTGCAAGTCGAGGTGGCTCATATTCATTGGGTATTCGTAGTGACGGTAGATTGTTTGCATGGGGATTAAATACATCTGGTCAATTGGGTGACAACAGCACAGCGTCACGTAGTTCTCCTATACAAATAGGTACAGCATCTTATATTGATGTAGCAGCGGCAACTACAGCAACATTAGCAATTAAAAATGATTACACACTGTGGGCATGGGGTACTGATACAAACGGATTATTAGGAACTCAGACTACAGTTGCACGTTCAAGTCCAGTACAAATTCAAGCACAGGGTGGTTCTACTGTTTACAGCGGATCATATACCGGTTCTGCAACAGATTACGTTTCTGCTACTAATGCATCATTATTTGCATTTGGTACAGGTGACTTCACAATTGAATGTTGGGTTTATCTTAACTCTACTGCAACACAAGGCTTTATTTATGATTCAAGACCAGCAAGCACTAACGGTACTTATGTTACTTGGTTTGTTACTACTGGAGCGATCCTCACTCTATATGTAAGTACTGCTAACAGAATCACTAGCCCCGCTTTAGCATTGAACAGATGGTATCACGTAGCACTTTCACGTGTGTCTGGTACTACAACAATGTATATTAATGGTATGCCAACAGGATCACCATACACAGACGCTACTAGTTACACTGATACTACACCAATCATTGGCGCAAGTTATAACGCTAGTGCAAGTATAGCTGCTCCATTGAACGGTTACATATCTAATCTTCGTGTAGTAAAAGGTGTAGGTGTATACACAGGACCATTTGCACCACCAACATCTAACTTATCAGCAACGCAGAGTAGTGGCACAAATATCAGTGCTATTAGTGCAGGACAATGTAGCTTATTAACATTACAAAATAGTACGTTCATTGATAATAGTGGTAACAATTTAACAATGACTGCTGGTACTACAGCAAGAACTACATATTATACAGTACCGTTTACACAATCATATGGTACAACCAGTTGGACTAAAGTTGATGCTGGTAGCAGTCATGCAATGGCAATCAAGAGTGACGGTAAGTTATATACATGGGGTCTAAATGCTAACGGTCAATTAGGTGATACTACAACACTAAGTCGTTCAAGTCCTGTTCAAATCGCATCACCTCGCTCATTTGCGTTAATATCTGCCGGTAATAGTTTTTCTTATGCAACTGATTCTACTGGATCATTCTTCACCTGGGGTGATAACACTGGTGGCCAGTTGGGTGTACCACAACCATTATGGACTTACGCAGGGTCTGGTCTACGTATCGCAACCAATGGAACACTATGGGGTGTTGGTAACAATGCCAATGGACAAATTGGTGACAATACAGTAATTTATAGAAGCACTCCAGTACAAATCGGATACGATCAAACTTGGAGTAAGACATACAATACAAGTGAATACTCTACTAGTGCTATAAAAACCGACGGTACATTATGGGTATGGGGTAATAATCAATATGGACAATTAGGGCAGGGTGATACTATAGCAAGATCAAGTCCTGTGCAAGTACCAGGATCTTGGGTTATAGCAGCAGTTGTAGCCGTAACTACGTTTGGAATAAAGACGGATGGCACATTATGGGCCTGGGGATACAACGCCGGCGGCCAAGTACCTGACGGCACCACTGTAAATAAATCTAGCCCAGTGCAGATCGGAACTGATACCTGGTTAGATTTTCATCATGGTTATAGCAACGGTAACCATCACGCAATAAAATCAGACGGAACACTCTGGGGCTGGGGACAAAATAATAATGGTCAGTTAGGTGACGGCACTACTGTAGATAAATCTAGCCCAGTGCAGGTATCAGGAGGCGGCAGTTGGATTTCAGTAACATCGGGTGGTTTGGCGTCAATGGGGATCAAATCTAATGGTCAATTATATACCTGGGGAAATAATACAATATATGGTCTATTGGGGAACGGATCAACAGCTGGTCAAAGATCAAGCCCTGTACAAGTAACTTCTACTAACAGCTTTAGTTTTGTAACATCCAATGTCAATACAGCATGGGCATTAACAAATACCGGTCTTATATTTGGTTGGGGCGGCGCGACTGGTGGAATTTTAGGTGACGGTACGATTGTTGCCAAAAGTTCCCCAGTACAAGTTGGCACAGGTTCTACATTCTTGCGCCTGTTAGTTCAACAGTCATTGACTGGTCAGCAAGCAATTGCTATTAAAAATGATAATACTATATATGGCTGGGGTAATAATATTGACGGAGAACTAGGTGACGGTACTACCGTTTCTAAATCGGCAGCAACTCTGGTCGCAAGTGCGTACACAAAATTATCTGCACCTAATCAAGTAGGTACAAGTAGTTGGAACGCAATCTCTGCCGGCGGTGATGCCGGTTATGGTATTATAGGTACTACTCTATATGGATGGGGATTAAATGCAATCGGTCAAGTTGGCGATGGCACAACAATTAACCGATCAAGCCCTGTACAAATTGGTACTAGCTTTGCAATTGTTGTCGCGGGCTACACAAGCAACGCAATGGCTGTCAAGACAGACAATACAATTTGGATGTGGGGTAACAACACAGCAAACGGTTATTTAGGTATAGGTGACACATTAGCACGTTATGCACCAACACAAATATCACCATTGACAGTAACAAGAAGTGTATCATGGACTACTGGTTACAAAGGTATGATGCCTGGTTTAAGCACAGTGTATGCAATTGGTGCTGATAGTAGATTATACGTATGGGGTGGTAACAACGCAAACGGCGTATATGGTGATGGCACTACAGTAGGTGCAAGAAGCAGTCCAGTACAATTAGGCACAGATTATGATACTATATTCCCAGCACCAACATTAATAGATGCAAGTAGCTGGAGTCAAATATCAGTAGGTTCTTCACATAGTGCGGCAATTAAATCCGATGGTAAACTATATACATGGGGTCTAAACTCTAGTGGCCAGTTAGGACAAAACGTATCCTTTACGTCAATTACTGCTGGCATGTCATTATCATTTTTTATTCGCTCAGACGGTCAATTATGGGGTACAGGAGCAAACAGTGCAGCATATCCAGCACTAGGTGATAACTCTACAGTTAATAGATCAAGCCCAGCGCAAGTTGGTGCATCTACTGGCTTTATAGGTGATAATGTATTATCCTGGACTCAAGTATCTGCTGGATTTATAAACAACTATGCAATTCGCAAAGACGGTGCATTATTTGCATGGGGTAATAATCAGTATGGTCTAGTTGGTGATAGTACAACCGTAGCAAAATCAAGCCCATTACAACTTGGTACAAGTAGTTGGTCAATGGTCAAAGTTGGAACAGCCGCAACAGGTGGCAGTCCAGCAACCGCATATGCTATTCGTAGTGATGGTGCAATGTTTGTGTGGGGTGATGGTACATTAGGTCAATACGGTGATGGTAATTTATACATAGCTGCATTAACACGCTCAAGTCCTGTACAGATGGGAACATCTAGTTGGACATTTGTAGCGGCTGGGGCACAACAAGCATTTGCAATCAAACCAGATGGTACATTATGGGGCTGGGGTAATAATTTATATGGTATATTAAAAGCAACACCTACAGCATATTCATGGACTTCTATTGCAGCTGGATCATCGCATACAATAGCTGTACGTAACGATGGTAAGTTATTTGCATGGGGATACAACTTATTAGGACAATTGGGTGATACTACTACAAACAGCAGATCCAGCCCAGTGCAAATTGGTTTAGGATATAGTTGGATAACAACAGCCGCAAGAGGCAGCAGTTCTTATGCTACCAGAAATGACGGCACATTATGGTCATGGGGAAGTAACGCAGGTGGCGAATTAGGTATTGGTTGGAACTTCAACGTAAGTAGTCCAACGCAAGTTATGTCAGGTTCGGCAACTGGTAGCACACTTTACAGTTACTTCTTTGATACTGCTAACATGTATTTGAGTAATGCAAGTGTACCTAACTTAGCTATTGGTGCAGGAGACTTTACCGCAGAATCATGGGTATATTTAACTCAATTCTTGTCAGCTAACTATCAAATATTCCATTATTATAGTGCAGCCGGCAACCAATATGGCATGTATGTAAACGGTGCAACTGGCGGCTTTGAAGTTAATATTAATGGCACCGCAATAACTTACACACCAAGTGCTGCCGTATACATGACCTCATTTGTTTGGTATCATATAGCAGTTACTAGAGCTAGTGGAATAGTTAAATTATTCATTAACGGTTTAGAACAAACACGTGTTGTAAATACAGGTTCTGTAACAACGGCAGCGTTATATGTTGGCGCAGTAAACACACCAGCTAGCTATTTCAAAGGTTATATAAACAATTTACGAATTGTAGTAGGTACATCATTATACAATACTAACTTTATACCTCCTTCATCTAACTTAACAGCAGTTACAGGAACACAATTGTTAACTTGCCAATCAAGTACAATTGTTGATAACAGTGCTAATAACATTACGTTTACTAATACACTGACTGTTACTTCTTCATACTTACGTGTACCGACACCATTCACTCAAGTATTAAACTACACAAGTTGGACACAAATAGCAGCAGGAGTAAGTTTTGCAACTGCTGTAACTTCTACTGGTCAGTTATTTGCATGGGGTGCTAATGCAACATATCAATTAGGTGATGGTACTACACTAGCCAGATCAAGTCCTGTACAAGTAGCGGTTGGTTCTAGCTTCACACAAGTAAGTGCATTTAGTAATGCAATGGCTATTGATATTAATAGTAAACTATATGGATGGGGTCCTAACGCTTCTGGTGTATTGGGAATACAACCCATCTCTTGGACTAAAGTTGCACTCATGTCACAAATGGTGGCTGCCATACGTAGTGATGGTACACTATGGATGTGGGGGTCTAACAATAATGGTAATTTGGGTCAAGGTGACTTAGTTAGCCGTAGTAGTCCCATTCAAGTAGGTACTGCAACATACACTGATGTTGCAGTAACTAACTTCACATACAGTGTAGCCGCAATACGTAGTGATGGAACACTATGGGCATGGGGTGATAATACATACGGACAATTAGCACAAAGTGATGTAATTGCTAGATCAAGTCCTGTACAAATTACTGCGGTAGCTGGGTCTTGGACACAAATTGAAGGCGGTGCGTATACATTCTGGGGCTTACAGACAAACGGAAAACTTTGGGGCTGGGGTAATGGTACAGACGGAACACTCGCGGAAATAACTACAACTGTAAGTAGATCCTCACCAGTACAAATTGCGACAGGTAAATCATTTACATTTATATCCGGTAGTCCGGGAACAAATAGATTATTAGCAAAAGAAGTATCAACAGGATATTTATGGACTTGGGGCTCAAACACAAACGGCGCGTTAGGTGACGGTACAACGGCCTCACGTTCAAGCCCAGTTCAAATTGGTTCTAGTAGCTGGACTCTTGTTATCAGCGGACAATACGGTGGATATGGTATAATAGGTACAACGCTATTTGCATGGGGAGATAACGTATCAGGTTGGCTAGGTGATGGTACTACTAGTGCTAGATCCAGTCCAGTGCAAATTGGTACAGATTACGCACTAGTTGCAAGTACAGGTAGTGCCACCGCAGCAGTTAAAACCGACGGGTCATTATGGTCATGGGGAAATAATGCTGCAGGACAACTAGGAAATGGTACAATAGTAAGTAGAAGCAATCCAACACAGATACTATCATTTAATGCACTACGTGGTATAACATTTAAGCAAACATACAAAACATTGTTTGGTACCAACCAGTCTGCCTTTGCTGCCATCGGTGTTGATAATAGATTATATATGTGGGGCGCTGCGGGTACAGGTGGTATATTTGCAGATAATACTATTAACGGATTACGCAGTAGCCCAGTTCAGATAGGCTCTGCAACACTTGGTTTTGACGCCGACTTGACTGAACGTTATCCAACATTAATCGACAATAGTAAGAGTTGGTCACAGATTTCAGTTGGTGATAGTCACGCGGCAGCTATAGACACTACTGGTAGATTATATACATGGGGAGTGAACACAGCAGGACAGCTTGGTGTAACAGCATCATTCGTACAAATTCAAGCCGGCTTCCAAGTATCACATATAATTCGTAGTGATTATTCATTGTGGGGATGGGGTTCTAATAATAACGGACAAATAGGTGATGCTAGTGCTCTTAACAGAAGTTCTCCAGTACAAATTAACGCAAACAACACTGCACCATCTGGATTTGTAAATGATCCTATATTGTCTTGGACTTCAGTGTTTACTGGTTCTGGTAGAAATACTGCTGCTATTCGAGGTGATGGTAGATTGTTTGTATGGGGTCCTAACTATCCAGGTGATAACACTACTGTAACTAAGAGTTTCCCTGTAACTGCTGCCGCAGGAACAGTATTCTTCAATAATTCAACAATATATGGATTTAGTAGCTTTACTCAGGTAGCTACTGTGTGGCAAACAGCATACGGTGTAGCACTATCATATTACAATACTGGTTTTGCAATAAAGAATGATGGCACATTATGGGCTTGGGGTGACAACCAATATGGTCAACTAGGCCAAGGTACTCAAGGGGAACCCTTATTTTCTAGTCCTGTTCAAATAAGTGCTGATAGTTGGAGTTACATTACTACAGGTAAAGGTGTCCCGAGTATATATGGTCTTAAGACAGACAGTACTCTTTGGGTATGGGGAAACAATACATATGGACAGTTGGGTGTTAGTACAAGTTTCTCATGGGCTAAGATAGATTCAGGCCCTTCACACACATTAGCGATTCGTAGTGATAGTAAATTGTTTGGATGGGGAGGCAATGCCAACGGACAATTAGGTATCCCAGATGCTGTAACACGTAGTAGTCCAGTGCAAATAGCAAGCGGTAGTTGGACTGAAGTTGCGGCAGGAGCATCAACTAGTGCGGCAATTCGTAGTGATGGTTCGTTATGGATGTGGGGCGCCGGCACGAACGGAGAACTAGGTACAGGTGATACAGCAACACGTGATAGACCAACACCTATAAATGCTACAGTAACAACCTATTCTGGATTTTTCAATTTAGCTTCATCATACATAACTATACCTGCAAACGCTGTGTTTGCGTTTGGTACAAATGATTTTACTATAGAATTTTGGATAAACGCTAACGCTGCAACCGGCGCAGCCGTTATTTTAGGTAATGCAACTGATTTCTTAATCAACTGGAACTCTGGTGGTCTATACTTCCAATTCGGCGCTACTACAACAGACAAAATACAAGTAAATACCTCATTGAGTAATAGAGCTTGGTATCATGTTGCAATAACTAGACAATCAACGGTGGCTACAATTTGGATTAATGGTGTAGCAAATAATACATTTAAAACAACTACATCATTAGCAAATGCTAACCCAATACAAATTGGTGGTAACGTTGCAGGATCAACATATTTCGGTGGTTGGTTAAGTAATCTTAGAATTACAACAGGCCAAGCATTGTTTACTGGAACATTTACTCCAAGTACAAGTCCATTAACAAAAACTACAGTTGGCGCTACAGGTAGTGGTGCAGCCGCATCACTAACAGGTACAGTTCAGTTGTTAACATTACAATCAAAAGTAATAAGCACTGACAATAGTAATAACAACTTTACATTAACCAATAGCTTAGTAACATATCAAATATACGAAGTTCCGTTCACACAAACAATTACGCCTGAAACAGGCTGGGCTAAAGTATCAATTGCTAAGTATGGACTTGCAACTACTGGTGAACAATATACTCTTGGATTAAAAACAGATGGTACGTTATGGTCTTGGGGTAGTAACATTAACGGAGCGTTGGGTGATGTAACATTAGCTACTGTATTCCGTAGTTCTCCGGTACAAGTAGGTACAAGTAGCTGGAGTAGCATTAGTGCAGGCTCATCTCATGCTATAGGTATTGCCAATAACAGCTTATATGGTTGGGGAAGAAATGGTGATGGGCAACTAGGTATACAGAGTTCTAGTTTAATGACAGTCAGTGAATCACGTGACACTATCACTGCCACTCATTATATTGATAGTGCTGGTCGTCTGTGGGGTTTCTCACCTGATCCTAGTACCCAGCCCTCAAACCCTCCTAACGCATACGGTATTATAGGTGACGGAAATACAGTATCACGCTCAAGTCCAGTACAAGTAGGAACTGATACCGATTGGAAATACATATATTCGAACGCTAATAACACATATACTAGTTCTCCTGTATTATTAAGTGCTGGAATTAAAACTGATGCCAGATTATACATGTGGGGATTAAACACTGCAGGACAACTAGGTGATGGTACTACAATAAGCCGCAGTAGCCCAGTACAAATTCCAGGTAGCTGGAGTACTGTAGCTTTGGGAGAATCATATACAGTAGCTCTGAGAACAGACGGCACGTTATGGGCTTGGGGCCAAAATACCACTTGGGGTAATTTAGGTGATGGTACTGTAATTAGTAAATCGAGTCCAGTGCAGGTTGCTGGTAGTTGGGTTTCTATAGCAGCTGCCGCCCAAACAACATACGGCATAAGAACAGACAACACATTATGGTCTTGGGGATATAATGGTGACGGTAATTTAGGTAATAGTACAAATAATACAGTACATAGAAGCAGCCCGGTACAAATTACTGGTACATGGTCATATATCGCAGCCGCCAATCGTGTAGCATGGGCAATAAGAACAACTGCAGGTGTAGGTAATGGTTATGGCTGGGGATGGAATGTTAGTGGACAGATAGGAGATTCAACCACTGCATATCGTTCAAGTCCAGTTCAAGTTACTACAACTATTTCTTGGTTAAGCATAACAGGTTCATACACAGGTATACATGGTATAGCAAACGGTAATACACTATACGGTTGGGGTGACAGTGTACAAGGTCAAGTAGGTGACGGACTATTTGGTTATAGATCAGCACCAGTTCAATTAGATTCAACTGGAGTTAACCAACTAAGTGGAAACGTCCTTTCAGTACAACACGGACCTCGTAACGTTGTGGCTCTTGCAAGAGCAGGTACTACAGGATATAATAGAAGATATGGTTGGGGTCAAGGTCTAGGCGACAACACAACTATTAACAAATCCGTACCAACAATAATTAGTTCAGCCTTTCAAACAGTGTTTACTTCTCCTGTATTAATAGATAGTACACAGAGTTGGAGTTCTGTGTCAACCGGACAAACACATACTACAGGTATTACTTCTACTGGTCAATTATATGCATGGGGTAGCAATAACAATGGTCAAGTAGGTATACCTACAATGTCTCCTGTTCAAATTGCAATAGGCGGAAGGACAGGGGCATATCTACGTTCTGATGGACAAATGTTTGGTTGGGGAGCTGAAGGCACTCTGTTTACTGACAGAATTGTTAGATCCAGTCCAACACAAATTGGTTCTCAGACTAACATACCAGGTTTAACATCAACTTATTTAGGCACTGGTTACTATTGGAAAAAGATAGCTATGGGCACTGGCACGGGCGCCGGCGGAGCCCCTGCATTTATGGCAATTCGTAATGATGGTATTTTATTTGGTTGGGGTACTAATGATACGGGTAAAATAGGTGATGGTACTACTGCAAACAGATCCAGCCCAGTGCAAATAGGAACGAACACATGGATTGATGTAGTAGCTGGATTTAATCACACATTAGCTATCAGAAGTGATGGTACATTATGGGCTTGGGGTGGCAATTCTGTCGGACAATTAGGTCAAGGTGATGTATCTCCTCGCAGCAGCCCTGTTCAAGTAGGGTCAAATACTGATTGGTCAAAAATTCAAGCGGGTAACTCCTCTTCTATGGGAACAACAAGCGGCGCACTATATACATGGGGTTATAATGGTTTTGGACAGTTAGGATTAGGAGATACAACAAACAGAAGTACACCTGTCAGCACTACTAGCTCTTTTGTTATCGTATCAACAACCAATAACTCTGTGCTCGCAATAAAATCAGACTTCACATTGTGGGGTTGGGGTCAGAATGGCGGCAACCAAATAGGAACAGGTGCACCCAATGATCGTTCAACTCCAGTGCAAGTGGCTTCGGGAACAAGCTGGATTGCTGTTTCTGCCGGCGCTGGCCATAGTTTAGCGTTGGCGTCAAACGGTAATCTCTATGGAACTGGCGGAAATGATTTTGGACAATTAGGTGATAATACTATTGCATCTAAAACAGTATTCACATTAATAAGTTCTAGCACATGGTCTATGGTTAATGCAGGGAGTTCTGCTAGCGTAGCCTATAAAGCAGATGGTGGAATTTATGCATGGGGTGTCAATACAGAAGGCACAGTAGGAGACAATACTACTGTAAGTAGGTCTGCACCTACACAAGTTATAGTACAGTCAGGCACTATATCATTCTACGCACCAAAACAAATTGGTACAAGTAGTTGGAGCACAGTAAGTGCAGGTGCTAACTTTACTCTAGCTACTTTGACTACTGGCGCATTGTTTACATGGGGGCTAGCTACAACAGGACAGTTGGGGAGTACATCAACAGTATCACGTTCAAGCCCTGTGCAAGTTGGACTATTAAGTTACAACGTAGTGTCAGCGGGTGGATCACATGCAATGGCACATCAATCTACTAATGGTCAATTATATGCCTGGGGCCTTGATAGTTTTGGTCAACTAGGTGATGGTGCAACGGTTAACCAATCTAGCCCAGTTACAGTGGGTAGCACTCGCGGCACTATTGAGGCAAGCCCAGTACAAATTCCAGGTAGTTGGACAAACGTTCAAGCATTTGGTTATACAACTACTAATACTATTAACAATGCTAACGCATTATTCTTAAAAATAGACGGCACATTATGGTCTACTGGTTACAATGTTAACGGTGCAGTAGGTGACGGAACTACAATATCACGTTCAAGCCCAGTACAAATAGGAACAAGTAGTTGGAGCTTAATTAGTGCTGGCAATAACTTTGCGGCCGCAGTAAGACAGGATAGTACACTATGGACTTGGGGACAAAATACAACTTATAACCTAGGTGATGGAACATCTGTTAATAGATCCAGCCCAGTGCAAATTGGTCTACCGGCACCAAAAGCATATTCTACTGCATTTAGTATTTCTCAATTATCTGCTGGTTATGACCACATGATAGCATTAACAAATGACGGCTCATTGTTTGCTTGGGGAGGTAATTCTGTCGGACAATTAGGATTGAATGATGTAGTAACACGTAGTTATCCTGCTTTAGTATCTCTCGCAACATTGGCTGCACGTTCTAGTCCCGTACAAGTTGGTACAAATAGTTGGACTAATGTATCTGCTGGTATCAGCTTTACAGGTGGAGTACAAACTGATAATAACTTATATACATGGGGATTGAATACTACAGGTCAATTGGGATTGGGCACAACAATATCTAGAAGTAATCCAGTACAATTACCGTTAGGTACAACCAACGTTAATACAAAATACAATTACTTGTTTAACGGTACTGCAGGTAACTATTTAGCAGTAACTGGTAATAATACCAATACTACTAACTTTATAATAGGTACAGGTGATTTTACTATAGAAATTTGGCATTATGCATTCACTGGTTCACCATATTCTGTGTTATATGACGGAAGACCTGCTGCTACTAACGGCGTATATCCTTGCTTAATATACGGCTTAACTACAGCAAATACATATCAGTGGTATGTTAGCAGTGCCGCGCAAATAATTACACCTGCAATATTTATTCCTGGATCTTGGTATCACATTGCAGTTGTTCGTATCAGTGGAGTTACTAGAATGTATGTTAATGGTACACTAGCAGGAAATTCTTATACTGATGCTAACTCTTATCTATCTAGAACCAACCCAATCATCGGTGGTGATAACACAGCTACCCCTGCATCTATTGTTAACGGTTACTTACAAGACTTAAGAATTGTTAAAGGTATTGGTGTTTATACTGGTAACTTTATCCCACCATCAACATCGTTAGCAACAACGCAAAGTTCAGGAACAAACATCGCTGCAATATCTTCTAACACAAGTTACAGTAATGCATTCGATGGTACTGGTGACTATCTAACTATTGCCGACAACACAAACTTGAGAATGACAGGAGACTTCACAGTTGAAGCATGGGTTTATAGAGTAACTAACGTTGTACAGACTGTAATAGCATTAAATTCTACTACCGCTACCGGTGGATATGCTTCTCTACGTATTGATATTGATGCTGCTAGTAAAGTATTCATGTTACTTTCAAACACTGGTACATCTTGGCAAGTAAACACTGGCAGTTCTGGTACTATTTCTCTATTTACCTGGACACACATAGCAGTAGTTCGCAGTGGTTCAGCTATCACACTATATTTAAACGGTGCGAGTAATGCTACAGGAACATTAGCGGGTTCATTGTATGCAGGAACCACACATTTAATTGGTGCTGTTAACAGTGCCGGCATTATTCAAGCAATAACAGCAAACATATCTAATCTACGATATGCGAATATAGCAGTTTATACTGGAACCTTTACTGTACCAACAAGTCCATTGTCAAAGACTCAAAGTTCTGGTACAAATATTGCCGCATTAACAGGTACTGAAACCCAGTTGTTAACAGCCCAGAATTCAACGATAATTGATAATAGTAACAATGCACTTGGTATAAGTGTAAATGGCAATGTGGCCCCTACTAAATTCAATCCATTCAATACTGGTGCAACAATATTATTAACTGCACAAAGTAGTTCTACAACTGTAGATAACAGCGGTGATAGTGTAACTATCACACAAACCGGTACGGTAACTGCGTACTCTGGTATAAATGCATACAGTCAAAACTTATCAAATACTCCTACTAAAGTATCAGTAGGATACACTCATATGGTAGCGGCTGGTAGTACAACATTAGCTGCATGGGGCTTTAACGGTAACGGTATATTAGGTGATAATACAACAGTTAACAAGTCAAGCCCAGTACAATTAGGCACTATGACCATAGAAGCAGCACCAGTACAGATTTCTGGTAGTTGGACTACTATTAGTGTTACAACAAACACAACAGCAGTGACTCAGTATCCTGTAGTTGCTGGTATTAAAACAGATGGTAGTTTATGGACATGGGGATATAATACTGATGGTGCGGTAGGTGATGGTACTGTTATTAGCAGAAGCAGTCCAGTACAATTGCCAATGGGCGCAGGTAATGCAAGTACAGTTTACAGCGTAGCTTTCAACGGTAGTACTGATTATCTAACAGTTCCGGGCACTGGATCACAGTTTGCATTTGGAACAGGTAACTTTACAATAGAATGCTGGTTCTTTGGCACTACATTTGCTAGTACGCCGATACTGTTTTCTATAAATGCAAGTTGGTCATTACGCCTAAGCACAACAGGGTTTGTAACATGGTATATTGGTGGAGCGAACCCAGCAACTGTTTCTATACCGGTTACTATAAATACTTGGAATCACGTAGCCGCAGTGCGAACTGGAGTGGATCAATTCTTTATATATGTTAATGGCGTCGCTGGATTTATCGGGTCTCGTAGTGATAATTTAACTAGCACGAATACATTGTATATAGGCGAAGGTGACACCGCTAATAGTGGCTTCTGGCCTGGTTATATTTCTAACGCTCGTATTGTAAAAGGACAAGCACTGTACACATCAAACTTTACACCAAGTACAACACCATTGACAACTACAAGTCAAGGAGCAACCGCAAGTAACGTAGGATTATTAACTTGCCAGTCAAGTACAATTATAGATAACAGTTTGAACAGTCTTGTGATTGCAAGAGTCAGCAACCCAGTAGCTACCTCTATAACCGTACCATTCACGCAGTCATTGAATTATTATAGTTGGACTTCAGTAAGTGCTGGCTATGATTTCGTTGTTGCATCACGAACAGATGGTACATTATGGGCATGGGGAGTAAACACTTCAAGTCAATTAGGTGACGGAACAGTAGTAGCAAAATCAAGTCCAATATTAGTAAGAACTCAAGTCAATGCTTCATCAAGTATTCAATTCGTTACTGCTGGATATGACCACGCACTAGCAGTAGCAACAGATGGAACATTATATGCATGGGGTACTAATAGTTATGGTCAGTATGGTAATAACTCTGGAACAACATCAACCAGTGCAGTTATGGTAACAGTACTAACTGTACCATCACGTAGTAGTCCAATTCAAGTTGGTACAAGTAGTTGGAGTCAGATTAGTTCTGGTCAAGATTATACTACTGCCATTACTACAAGTAATAGATTATTTGTATGGGGTATTAACACAGTTGGATTGCAGGGAACAGTGTTTACAGTTAATACAAGTAGCCCAGTTCAAATTAATACATCTGGTTCAGTATTATTAACTTCTGCAGGATACACACATAGAACATGGTTATCGGCATTGAATTCATATGTAATTTTAGGTAGTGGTTTAAATACTTCAGGGCAGTTGGGCGATATTACAGCAGTAACAAAGAGTCAACCTGTACCAGTCTCATCATTAACATATGATAATGCCGCATCAAGTCCTGTACAAATTGGTAGTAGTGCTAGTGTCAATTATGGTACAAGCAGCCCATCACAAATAGGTTCAAGTACTTGGACATATGTAAAAGCAGGTCAAAATCATACTATGGGTCTATTATCAGATAGTACACTATGGGCATGGGGACAAAATAATTATGGACAGGTGGGAGATTCTACTACGATAAATAGAAGTAGCCCAGTTCAAGTATCAACCACAGGAACGATAGTTGACATTGAAGCAGGCGCAACACATAACGTAATAGAAATGTCAGACGGAACAGGATTCGCATTTGGTAACAACAACAGTGGACAATTGGGAGATGGGTCATAATGAGTATAACTAGATCCGCACCAGTACAAATTTCAGCTTCACAAAACTCATTTGTACCAGCACCAAAAGCAATAGGTGCTACTACATCTTGGTCTAAAATAAGTATCGGCGCAAGTCATACACTCGCACTCAAAAGTGATGGTAGTTTATGGGGATGGGGAAATAACACATACGGTCAATTAATGAGTGGTGTTACTGTAACTGCATCTAGTCCAGTTGCATTAGGTACTAAATCATGGAGTGCTATTAGTGCTGGTACTAACTTCAGCGTTGCATTAGATAACAATAATTTATTGTGGGCATGGGGCGATAACACAAACGGACAATTAGGTACTAGTCCTTATGCTGTTGGAAATGTTTGGGCTTCAGTTGCTCTATGTGCATATTATACATTAGGTATAAGAAAAGATAACACACTCTGGGCTTGGGGATTTAATTCTAGCGGTCAATTAGGTGATGGCACTACTATTAATAAGTCATCACCTGTACAGGTATTATTGGATAAGATTGCATCAAAAGTGTTTGGTACCGTTGCTCATAGTGCTATTATTGATAGTTCTAGTAGACTATGGATGTGGGGTGTTAATACATACGGTCAATTAGGTCAAAATGATACACTTACTAGATCCAGCCCTGTACAAGTTCCAGGCAGTTGGATCACCATGGCGCTTACCGATAACGTCACATATGGAATCAGAACAGATTACACATTATGGGCTTGGGGATCAAATTATAGTGGTGCAGGAACTGGTCAAGCCGGTACTTTAGGAGATGGAACTACAATTAGCCGTAGTAGCCCAGTGCAAATTGGTAGTGTTGGTACTAGCTACATTGCGGTAGCTGGTAATTTTTATAATGGATACGCTATTGATAGTCTAGGAAAAATGTATGGTTGGGGCAATAACCAGTCTGGCTCAACTGGTGATAATGGTACTTCTGCAAGAAGTGCTCCGATTCAAATTGGATCTCCAACTAGTTGGACTCAGATTGCAGCATACACTAGTGGTGCGGTAGCGTTAGATTCTAACAGTAAATTGTGGACTTGGGGGAAACAGGGAGCAGGCCAATTAGGTCAAGGTGATGCTACAGTAAATAGAAGTTCACCTGTACAAATATCTGCGTTCAGTACTAGTAGCTTTGTTGCAGTTGCTGCACAAGCAGATGCAGGTTCTGCATTGAGATTAGATGGAACAGTATACGTTTGGGGATTGAACGCATCTGGACAATTAGGAGATAGTACTACAGTCAACAAAAGTACACCAACGGCACTCGCAGGTATTAGTATTTCAGGAGGAACTTTATTATCAAATAGTAGTGCCTCCAGTGCCCCGTATGGATATTTGTATACTAATAAATTATATTATTTTTCAATTAACTCAATTGCAACTAGCAAGTTGCAGTATACAGGAGAAATCGATCAATATTCATCAAGTACATCACTGTCAAGCCCAGTACAAATAGGAACAACATTTCTACTATCTCCTACACAAATAGGAACAAGTAGCTGGTCTGCAATTAGTGCAGGTGGCGGACACGTATTAGCTATACGTAGTGATAGCACATTGTGGAACTGGGGATTAGGCACATCGGGTCAAACATCATCTAATACAATACCTAACTATTTTAGTAAATCAAGCCCAGTGCAAGTTGCTGGTAGCTGGAGTTCTATCAGTGCAGGTGGAAGTCATTCGACTGCCATTAATACTGATGGACAGTTATATGCATGGGGCGATAACACCGTAACACAATTGGGTGTACCCAAAGCAGCTACAAACTACAGTTGGATACAGGTTGCAGGCAACGATATTGCAACATTAGCCATACGTAGTGATTATACATTATGGGGCTGGGGCTACAATAACAACGCTGCATTGGGTGATGGTACTACAATCAGTAAATCAAGCCCAGTACAAATTGGTACAGATAGTTGGATTTTTATTAGCTTAAATGCCACTGTTCAAGGTAGTGGCGGAGCAAGTGGTATAAAGAGTGATGGCACACTTTGGTCTTGGGGCTCTAATGCCAATGGTCAATTGGGAGACGGTACCTCTATAAATAGATCCAGCCCGGTACAGGTATTAGGTGGAGGATCTTGGAGTAGCGTAGCAGCAGGTCAGTATGCTAGAATAGCTATTAGAGCAGGTGCACAAGCTGGCCAAGTGTGGACTTGGGGATTTAATGGTACATACGGCCAATTAGGTGATGGTACTACTATCAGTAGATCGAGTCCAATACAAATAACAGCAGCATCAAGTAGTTTCACGTTTGTTACTGCCGCCTCTTATACCAGCTATGCAATTAAAACAGATGGAACAATATTTGCATGGGGGTATGGTGGTAGTGGAAACATAGGTGATGGTACTACTACCTCTAGATCAGCTCCTGTACAGATAACTTCTTTGGGTTCTAGAGTATTCACTAAAATTTATGCATATAGTTCTGACCATGTACATGCTATTCAAAACAATGGTAAACTATGGGGATGGGGCACAAACACTACAGGTGAACTCGGTGATGGTACCGTAGTCAGTAGATCAAGCCCGGTACAAGTTTCAGGCGCACAAAACTGGTCTACTGTTGCTGGCTTAGGTGGATATACACAGTCAGCGGGAATTGATACATCAGGTAAGGTATATCTTTGGTCTTCATACAACGGAAATGTAATAACAAGTGGATCACACATAAGCAACCCAACATATTATTCATGGTCACAAATTAGTGTTGGACCCAGTCATACTGTGGCATTGCGTGAAGATGGTAAAGTTTTTGCGTGGGGCCTTAACTCAGTGGGTCAAGTAGGTGACTTGACTATTTTAAACAGATCAAGCCCAGTTCAAATTGGTGGCACTGGTGACGAGCGTGAATATTTTGTAAGTGTTAGTGCAGGAACAAACTTTACTGTTGGTGTAAACATTATTGGTAAAATATATGCTTGGGGATTCAATACATACGGACAATTAGGTGATACCACAACTGTATCTAAATCAAGTCCTGTGTTATTAACAGCAGCATCAATAGCATCATCAAGTTTCGTTTCTATATCTGCCGGTGATAACCACGTTATAGCATTGACAACTGCAGGAACAGTATTTACTTGGGGTACTAATGGTTCTGGACAATTAGGACAGAACGATACAGTATTTAGAAGTTCACCAGTTCAAATACCATCAATGTCTAATATTGCACAAGTAGGAGCAGGAGGCTCATTTAGTGTCGCATTAGATACATCGGGCAGATTATATACCTGGGGTGTTAATGACGCCGGACAATTAGGTTATGGTTACGATCCTGTACAGTCAATTACAGGCAACGGTAACAGTAATATAATAATGTTAACTGCTAGCGGTAAATTATATGGCGTTGGTACTAATAACTATGGTCAATTAGGTAATGGTACTATTACTCAACTTAACTCATTCACACTTGTAGCAACACAGCCAAGTAAAACCTGGTCTAGTGTAGTCATGTCATCATACTTTACATTAGCAATTGCTACTGATGGCACACTATGGTCATGGGGTGAAAACAGTCAAGGCCAGTTGGGCATTAATTCAGTCACATCACAATCTAGTCCTAGTCAAGTTGGTTCATCTACTAATTGGAGATCTATTTCTATATCTGGTGGAACAGCATATGCAATTAATAGTTCAGGTGGATTATATGGATGGGGATACAACGCTGATGGTCAACTAGGTGATAATACTGTAGCTAGCAAGAGTAACCCAACACAAATTAGATCCGATCTAACATGGGCAGAAGTAGTAGCCACTGAAAACTATTTAAACGTTATTGCATATGGTAACACAGTTGTACACGCAAGAACAACTGACGGAAAAATGTTTAGTTGGGGATATAACACTAACGGAGAAGTGGGCGATAACTCCACAGTAGCTAAATCAAGTCCCGTACAAATAGGAACAAGTAATTGGGTATCATTAGGAAATAAACACGCAATTCGCCAAGACGGTACATTATGGGGCTGGGGTTATGGCAACGTTGGTACTGTAGGTGATCTTACTGTGGCACCTAGATCCAGTCCAGTTCAGATAGGTAGTCCTGGCTCAACTGCATGGGATAAATTCTATGGGGGTGTAGACCAATATAATGCTGGATTGTCTCCTTACTGCTGTGTATTTGCTATCAAAGCAGATGGAACACTGTGGGGCTGGGGCAACGGTGCTATTTATGGTTTCTTGGGCGACGGTACAACCACAGCAAAAAACAGTCCAATTCAACTCGCTTCTACAGTAGATAGTGGTAAGTTTAAAGCAGTATTCAATTTAGGTACACACATTTACGCATTATCAGGTAATGATAATCTGTGGGCTTGGGGTAACGCGGCAACTGCTAGTATTAACTTGATGGGTCTCGGTGATGCCACAACAAAGAGTTCACCGGTGCAAATTACTGCTCACCCAGGTACCGGTAATCCTCCATACTTATCAATAAGTACATTCTATCAATACAATGCAACAAGTTCTCCAGTGCAAGTTGGTACAAGTTCATGGACATTAGTAAGTGCAGGATATAGACATGTTGCAGCCATTGATATAAACGGTAGATTGTTTGCTTGGGGCGATAATACATACGGACAGTTAGGTACATTCTTAACCAATGCTTCTTTTGTTCAGGGTGTCTCCAGTGGCGGCACAGTAAGTGCCTTACTAAGAAACAGTGATAGTAAAGTATTTTTGTCTGGTTATAATGATTATGGTCAATTAGGTGATAATACAACTGTTGCAAAATCTAATCCAATACAATTAATGAATTACTCTCCTACTAGCTGGAGATTCATAAGCAGGGCCATTAACCGTGATAGTGCTGGTACAACATTAGCAATTGATTCTAAGTATAACATATTATATGCATGGGGATATGGTGGTTTAGGTCAATTAGGTGATGGCACTACATTAAACCGCAGTAGTCCAGTAAACATTGGCGCATTAGTTCAGGGTGGCGGAGCAGCTTGGGCTAAAGCGGTTGCTGGACAAAGTTTTTCTGTTGGTATAAGAACAGACGGTACATTGTGGGGTTGGGGATACGCAGCCGCCGGCAATTTAGGTTATGTATCATGGAAGCAGATTGTCGTTAATTCTTTAAACGGATACGCCATAGATAGTATAGGTAGATTGTTTGCTTGGGGTTATGGAGCAGCCGGCGCGATAGGTATCAACGATATTGCACCTAGATCCAGTCCAGTGCAGATCGGTTCAAACGTTGCTTGGAAATCAATCGCTATCCCAAATTTACCATTGAACTCATTCAATGGATACGTTCTCGCTCTTAAAGTTGATAATTCATTGTGGTCTTGGGGGTATAATTTACAGGGACAATTAGGTACAGGTGTAACAACAACAGCATCGAGTCCTGTACTAGTAAGTTCTGCAATGGGATTCGCATCTATCGCAATAGCAACATCAACGTCTATGGCTATTGATTTGATGGGAAGATTGTGGACTTGGGGTCAAGGCGCAAGCGGTGAGTTAGGTGACTCAACTACTACTGCTAGAAGTTTCCCCACACAGATAACAACTGATACCTCTAACTGGTCTTTCGTTGTCGCCGGTGGCAACCATGTTGCAGCGGTCAGAACAGATGGTACAGTATGGTCTTGGGGTCTAAACACATCAGGACAGTTAGGTGATGGTACAACAGTAACTAAATCTAGTCCAGTCGCACTTACAGGTGGCGGATCATGGATACAAATATCTGCTGGATATAGCCACACTGTTGGATTAAAATCTAATTATACATTATATGCTTGGGGTAGTGGGACATCCGGGCAATTAGGTCAAGGTACAGATGCAACCAATAGAAGTAGCCCAGTACAAATTGCAAGCGGTGGAACAGTAAATAGTGTTTCACTTACTGGATCTAACTATATAGCAGTATATGGTGACACTACTACATTATCATTTGGTACAGGTGATTTTACTTTTGAATGTTGGGCATTCTTAAATACTCCCACACCAACAGCCCTTACTCAAAGGATGATACTTGATACTAATGCAGGTGGAGATGCTACCGGCACAGGTAGATTTGGATTGTGGGTAGTAACAAGCACAGGTACACTAACATTATTCACAGGTACAGGTACTATAATTGCCTCAAGCGCCGCGAGTGCATTCTTGCCTTATACTTGGTACCATGTTGCTGTATCACGAGTATCTGGTAGTACACGCCTGTTCTTAAACGGAACACAAGTAGGTACTACTGCAACAGACTCTACTAATTACGCAATAACAGCTAGTTCAGTTAGACCATTGATAGGTATAAACGGTTATGATGCTGCTGGTAACGGATGGATAGGATATCTATCTAATATGCGTTTTGTTAAGACGCAAGGTTTGTTTACAGGCACATTTACACCTGCAACAAGCAACTTAACAACAAGCACAGTAGGTGCTACAGGTGCGGGCGCTGCTGGATCATTGACAGGAACAGTTACATTATTGACATTACAATCTAGTACTATTAGAGATAATAGTAGTTATGCTAATAATATGTCTCCAACATCAACAGTGACTACAACTCCACCAATGAATAATGCGATACCTAGTACATTTACACAATCACTTGTGTACGAGAGTTGGACATCAATTAATTCTGGTGGTAACAGCAACTTTGCTATTAAGCGTTCTGATAATTCAGTTTATGGATGGGGAGATAATTCCAACTTCCAACTACTACAGACACCTTCAACGTACTCATGGATGATGCTTTCCGGTAGATTAGGCATAAAAACAGACGGTACATTATGGGCCTGGGGTGGCGGAGACTTTGGAGAAATGGGCCAGGGCGATACATTATCAAGATCCAGTCCTACCCAAATCGGTACCGATAAAGATTGGATGTGGTGTGATGATAGTGGTCCACAATCACTAGCTGTTGCCGCAATCAAAAATGACTATAGAGCCTTTGTATGGGGATCCAATATCAACTGCACATTGGGTATTAATGAGAACAGTACCAACGTTGCAGGCAGATCCAGTCCAGTGCAACTTCCTGGTAGTTGGATACAAGTTAAACTTGGACCAGTAAATGGAGTAGGATTACGCTCAAATGGAACAGTTTGGACATGGGGGGACGCAAACCCTGTATTAGGTAGTAATTTAATACCGGCCGGCCAACGAAGCTCACCTGTACAGATAGCATCTGCTGATAGCTTCACACAAGTAGCAATAGGTGGTGACGCTATATTTGCTATTAAAACAAATGGTACATTATGGGCATGGGGATATGGCACCAATGGAACTATAGGTGATGGTACAACAGCTAACAGATCAAGTCCAGTACAAATTGGAGCTAGTACTTGGTCTGTTGTTGCGGGCCTGGCTTATGCTACCGGTGCAATAGATTCTATTGGTAGATTGTTTACTTGGGGCAGTGGCTCAAGTGGCGGATTAGGTAGTGGCACTACAGCAAACAGATCATCCCCTGTATTAATTTCTGTCACTGGCTCATCCTTCACTATGGTTGCAGGTAAGGATGCTTATCGCTTTACCACTGACCCATCATGTGTCGCAAGAACTACCGCAGGAACATACTATGTATGGGGCGTAAATGCTCAAGGTCAATTAGGTGACAACACTACTGTTAACAAATCCACGCCGGTAATAGCATTTGCATTAGCAAACTCTACTACAGGAGCACAAATTGCAGTTGCAGACGGTATCAGGGTTGCACCGGGAGGCATTGCACCTTCACTGTACGTAACAGGCAGAAACAATTATGGTTCAGTTGGTGATAATACAACAGTTAACAGATCAAGCCCTGTACAAATATCCACTGAAATGCGTGGTATACTATCACCAACAATGATATTCTCTGCGCCTTATCAAGCCTCAACTATTCTTGGCGCACCTAATACAAGTAGCTTTACTGCAATAGGTGTAGGTCCTAGTTGGGGGGCTGCAATTGCTAGCAACGCAAACATACCTGGAACATTGTGGACTTGGGGTATAGGTACATGGGGTCAGTTGGGAGACATGACCACGGTTAACAGAAGTTCACCGGTGCAGATCGGAGCTAACTATATTGGCTTGAGTCCATTCTCTGCAGGTAACACAAGTAGTCCAGTACAAATTGCAAGCGGCAGCTGGAATCAAGTAGCAGTCGGAATCAGTACAATTTATGCTATTAAGTCTGATTATACATTATGGTCATGGGGTGCTAATAACCTCGGACAAGTAGGTGACGGTGGTGTATATTGGATGTCCAGTCCAGTGCAAATTAACTCAGGTGAATTGACTGATCCTAATGCATATAGTATGTATTTCATGGGTGGTTGGGAACAGTACACCATCACTTCAGGATTTGCATTTGGTACAGGGGACTTCACTATTGAATTCTGGGCATTCCCGGTGATATCACCAGACACTAACTACAACCCATTCTTTACAACAGGTAACAGCGGTGGCGGACAAGAAATTCGTATCAGTCAAAACCTGAATGGAAATGGATTTGGATTCTTAGTACCCAATAACTCTAATAATGCAGATGTGTATGCAGCTTTCGGCCATCTACCGTTGTTCAACTGGTATCATCTTGCATTAGTAAGATCAGGTAGCACAATTGCATTATATAAAAATGGTGTGTGTGTTGGTACTGCAACCGGTGTAAGTTTTAATCACACAGCAGTAAACGCATTAAGAATTGCAAACTGTCAGCCAGCATATAGCGATGGAACATTTAAAGGGTACATGTCAAATGTACGTGTTATTAAAGGGCAAGCAATCTATACTGGTTTCCAAGTTGGTACAACATATTTTACACCAGCTACTGCACCGTTGACAACAAGTACAGTGGGCGCCACTGGTTCAGGGGTAGCGGGATCATTAACTGGAACTGTACAATTACTAGCATTAAGGTCTAATGTATTTGCAGGAACATTTACTGATGATAGTGCTAGCGCATGGCCATTAGTATACTATGGTGGAAAACTTTCAGCGTTTACACCGTTCACAAGTTTAAGAACTAACTATAGTTATGTAAACGTAACAACTGGTTACGACCAATCAGTAGCAATTACAACTACTGGTAAGTTATTCTCATGGGGTGGTTCAGGTTATGGAACAATCGGAGATAACACAAACGCTATCAACCGTAGCGACCCAGTACAACTTGCAATAGGTACAGCCACTGGCACATTATCATACAGTGTATATTTTGGTAGATTTATAAACAACTGGTTGTATGCACCAACTGATACCAATTCTACTTTAGGTACAAGCGACCACACCATTGAGTTCTGGTGTAAAATATATAGTAACGGCGCTGGCGTTGTTTGGCAATATAACTATGGTTCGTCAGCAAACGCCACAAACAAATATTATATGACGATCGGTAGCACCACTTCTGCGTTGTATTTAGGTAATGGTACTGGATATGGTATTACTATTACAGCTACAAACAATAACGTATGGTACCTAGTATCAAGCTATTGGGCACACAACGCTATAGTGAGAAGTGGTAATACATTCACATGGTACGTCAATGGAGTAAGTGTAGGTAGTGGTACGTATGCTGCAAACATCCCAGCACAAACTACGTATGGATGGCAATTTGGTAGTGACAGCACAAGCAACATATATGGCGCTATAAGTAACTTCAGAGTTGTAGTTGGACAGGCATTATACACAGGAAACTTTAAGCCAGCTACTAGTCCATTAACAACTAGCACTGTAGGAGCTACTGGTTCAGGTGCAGCCGCTTCATTAACTGGTACAGTTCCTGTATTGTTATTCAATACGTCTAACCCATTATATAACGCAGGTATTGGCCCTCAATTATTAAAGAGCGGTACATATTATGAACCTATTGCTGATTTTGTTAACACACCGTTCTCTCAACAGACGTTCCCTGCGGTACTACCTAACTATGCGTACAGTAGTATCACACAGATTGCTTCAGGTTCTTATCATCATGTTGTATTGACTAGCAACAATATTCTATATTCATGGGGCCGCAATGATTACGGACAAGTAGGTGATCGAAGCCAAGGCAGTAGGAGTTTCCCAATACAATTACCGGGTACTGTATCATCCCCAACTAATTATAGTGTTCGTATATTTGGTCCTAGCGACTACATCATATTACCGTCAGCATTAGCATCTACAACTGGAATGGGTGTAGGACTTGCTGGCAATAAAGTTACTATGGAAATGTTTATCTATCCATTCTATATGGACGGCGCATCCTATACCTTATTTAATTGCTGGTGGGGTGGTTCTAGTGGTGGAAGATGGCAATGGGGTTATGGTCCAGGATCAAGCTACGGTAACTGTACTAACCTGTATTTTATATGGACTACCGCGGCAAGTTCAAGTACAGTAACTACAACATCATACTTAGTAAAATATTTGCAGTGGAATCACGTTGCTATAACAATTGATGCTACAACAGCTACATCCACTAATATCAACTTCTATTGTAATGGCGCGCTCGCGGGTGCGTTCACTGGACAAGATTTAAGTGCTCAAACTTCACACGCAGCTTTGGTATCAGGTGGCGCATGGTATCTATTCACTCAGCCTAGTGGATATAGTCCATTCTATGGCTATGCATCAAATGCACGAATAGTACGTGATGTATTAGTTTATACAGGAGCATACACTGTACCTACAAGTAATTTAACAAATACACAAAGTGCAAGCACAAATATAAGCGCAATAACAGCAGGACAAACAGCATTATTAACACTACAAAGTGCCACCATAGTTGATAATAGTTATAACAATTACACACTTACTACTAACACTGCTGCTGTGCCTAATGAGTTGAATGTTGGTGTCACAGACGTAGTACCATTTAGTACAGGTGCAATAACATACGACTCATTCTCTCAAATATATGCAAGTGCAAGTTCATCACAGGCAGTGAAGGCTACTGACGCAACTGTGTGGGCTTGGGGTAGAAATGATACAGGTGAATTTGGTATAAACAACACACTTAACTATTATAGCCCTGTACAAACAGCCGCATATCAGTACATATATCAAACTAAGGTGTCAAGCCCGGTACAGGTACAAGCAGGTAGTAGCTTTACATTTGTGAATACTAGAGGTTGGTCTACAGCCGCAGTGCCGATCAATGCTGGCGTAACGGTATGGATGTGGGGCAGAAACATAGAAGGTCAGTTGAATACCAATGATACTGTATCACGTAGTAGTCCTGTACAAATGGCACAGAACCCAGTTGGTCAAAGCGTATCGTTTACTGTATTAGGCACTGGTGTTTCTAACATAGTTGGTTTGGGTGTATATGGTGGAAGCAATGGTTTGATGTTTAATGCAGGTGGCGCCTCAGTAGGACAAATGGCTGATAACACAATTGTTTCAAAATCAATAGCTATACAAATTAACACAGGCACAATGAACCCACTACTATATCCTAAACCAACTACAGGATCTAACTGGGGTAGCTATACTCAAATACAAGTCAATCAATATACAGCAACAGTAATTGATAATAACAATAAACTATATGTTTGGGGTAACAATGCATACGGTGGTCTTGCAAGACCAGGTACATCTGATGGATATTATATAAGTCCTATTTTGATGGGAAGTCAGACACCATCTGGATCCGCAAGCCCAGTACAAATCGTTGGCAGTTGGGGTGCAGTAAGTGCTGGTACTAGACATACACTAGCATTGAATTCTAGTAACAACATGTATACGTGGGGAGCCGATCCTGCAGTTAAAGGTGTTTCTTGGAAGTCATTATCATCTCAAAACCCTGCTCTGTACGGAGTACGCTCAGACGGAACATTATGGGCCTCAGGATATAACGGTGATGCGGGTCTAGGTGATGGTACTACTATCTCACGTTCTAACCCTGTTCAAATTCCAGGCAGCTGGGTATACGTAGCAGCCATTCAAGCTGCTGCCGCCGGAATTAGAGCGGACGGTACATTATGGACTTGGGGATTAAATAGTGCAGGACAGTTAGGTGACGGTACTGTTGTTAACAAGTCAAGTCCCGTTCAAGTTGCAGGTGGCGGAAGTTGGGCTACTGTAGCTGGTGGTAGAAGTCATTGGGTAGGTATCAAAACAGATGGTACTATGTGGGGCTGGGGTAACGGATATAACGGTCAATTGGGCATGGGATACTCTTTAGCAGCAGCAACTAAATCATCACCTACACAGATTATAGCTAACAACGTGGCAGGAACAGACGTTGCAACCTTACCCTTCCCAACAACATGGAGTAAAGTTAGTTGCGGGGATTACAGCACATACGCTGTAAGCAACGTGGGCGATCTATGGGTGTTTGGATACAATAACATAGGTCAGTTAGGATTGAATGATACAGTAGATAGATCAAACCCAGTACAGTTAATGGCTGGTGTGGGTATAGTTGATATTACTGCCGGTGGACCTGGTGGCACAACAACACACGTGATTAAAGGCGATGGCACATTATGGGGTTGGGGCTTAAATACGAACGGACAAATAGGTGATGGTACTGTTGCATATCGCTCAAGCCCTGTACAAATAGGTACAAGTAAGTGGGTATCACTATCACTTAACGGTGATGTAAACAGATATGCAATGCGTAGTGACGGCACATTATGGGGTTGGGGATATAATGGCTATGGTCAATTGATGGATGGTACTACAGCTAATACATCCAGCCCAATACAACTTCCATCATCATGGGCACCACAATCTATACCTACATCAGGTAAATGGTTAATGACTGCTACGTGGAGCACATCTGGTAACACTAATTGGTGGGTAGCACCAACTGGTGAATTATATGGTTCTGGACAAAATAGATACGGTGAGTTAGGTGTAGGAACGTATAACCAATCCATGCCATATAACACATTTGGTGGAACATTAATACCAGGCTTTAGTACATCAAGCCCAGTTCAAATTGGATCAGGTACTTGGGGTAGTATCAATGCAGGTAATGATTTTAACTTAGCTACAAATGGTTCTAATGCATTGTTTGCTTGGGGATTGAATACATCATATCAAGTAGGTTCAAATTCTGGTATGAACGTAGTATCTAGCCCAGTACAGATCGGAACAGGTATCAACTTGATAGATGCTGGTACAATTGGTGGTTACTTACCGCAATAAAATTATTTGGTAGCAGTTCTTTAGAATAAGTAGTAAAGTTATTACTTTATAAAGGACAAAATACATGCATGAAATTGACGAGATGTTGGCTCTCCAGCTTGAGGGTAAACATGAACAAGCAAGAGTACTATCAGACAAATTAGAAGCAATCGGTAAAGATAAGATTCTAGATCCAAACGGTAAAAATACCGAAGATATTTGGATGCGTCATTGCTTCAATCGCGGCTGGTTCTTGATCCAAGAAGGTAAATACCAAGAGGGTTGCCAGTTATTAGAAAACGGACGCTTCTTAAATGTATACGGTAGTCCTCCATTACGCACTGATGCTCCTATCTTTAACCCAGCAGAGCATGATATTACCGGTAAAGGTATTATCATTTCATTAGAAGGTGGATACGGTGATGAAATTATCCATGCACGTTTTGCACAGAGTTTTAAAAAGAAAGGCGCAAGCAAGGTATATATTGCAGCAGCACCAGAACTAATTTCTGTATTTGAGCGTATGGAAGGTGTTGATGGAGTTATATTACGCAATCAAGCACATACTGTGCCTCACGATTTCTGGGTTCCTGGCTTTAGCGCAGGATGGATTTCTGGGCACACGTTTGAAGATTTTCCCGGCGACCCATATCTAACACCACGCCAAGATAGCGTTGAGATTTGGAAGTCAATGATTACTGCACCAGAAGGTGTAAAGAAAGTCGGTATTCGTTGGGCAGGTAATCCTAAGTTTGAACATCAACAGTTCCGTCGTTTTCCCGAGAACTTCATTACAAACTTAGCAAAGTATCCTGAACTAAAAATCTTTAGTCTACAGAAGGATCACAATCTAATTCAGTTACCTGAAGGAGTTACAGACCTGCAACACTTCCTAATTAGCTGGGAAGACACAATGGCAGCAATCGCTAATTTAGATATTGTCATCACTAGTTGTACAAGTATCGCACACATTGCCGCGGGTATGGGTAAAGAAACATGGGTATTAGTTCCTGTATTACCGTATCATACATGGACGTACAAGAGTCCCGAAAATCGTGGATCACCATACTATAACTGTGTACGATTATTCCGTCAAACACAAAAAGGTAAGTGGAATGACACATTCCAGTTATTGTACAAAGAACTAGAAGAAAAATTCAATCTAGCACATATTGATATGCCTGATGAAGACCGTGTAACTAAGCGTGTAAACTTAGGTTGCGGATCACAAAAGATTGAAGATTTTGTCAACGTTGATATTAGTCCTACTGTAAAGCCAGATATGGTGGTAGACTTAAATCAATTCCCGTGGCCGTTCAAGGACAATGAATTTGATCACCTTGTTGCTAAGGATGTATTAGAACATCTAGGTGAAACAAGTGCAGACTTTATTAAGGTTCTCAAAGAGATGTATCGTATCAGTCATAACGGTGCTATTTGGGAAATTGAAAGCCCTCACTGGCGCTGTGATACTGCAATAGATGATCCAGATCATAAGCGTTTAATCACAATGGGTATGTTTAATCTATTCAATAAGCGTATGCTACTAGAAAAACTTCAAACAGAAGGTGGTAGTCATAGTGCTCATGCATTCGAGCATGATATTGATATTGAAATTTGCGATATGCAATTTGATTATACTGGTCCTTGGGCAGAGAAACTACGTAAACGTGAAATTGGTCAAGAAGAATTGACCTACGCATTGAATCACTTAACTAATGTTGCACAAAGCGTAAAGTATCTAATTCAAGTTCATAAGCCAGGGCGTATTGATTTTGAAGAATATGAGCGTCTTGTTGATGAAAAGATAAAGACACCTTTGAAGTTGAATAATAGTGGTAACAGCTAATTATATATTTACCCACAATGACTTCAATCATGCCTATGACAAAGGCAACAAAGCGAATGGTGGTGCTAAGTCGAACATTGAATGGTTAGTAAACTATTACGGTGTCCCTAGTACTATCATTGAAGTGGGTGTGTTTGAGGGTGGAACAACGTTCTGGTTATCAGAAGTTCTAACCCCACATAACAAAAACTTAAAAATCTATGCTATTGATCCACATGTGGGTAGTACTGATATGGATGAAGATCCTGATGCGGTACAAAAAAACTTTGCTCACAATGTTAGTGTATGCACATATCAAAACGTAGAATATATTAGAAAACACAGTGAGGATGGTCTTATTGATTTAATTAATAAGGGTGTACAAGCAGAATTGATTTATATCGATGGAGATCATAAAGCAAACGCAGTCTTAACTGATTTAGTTTTGTCTTGGAAGTTGCTAAAAAAGGGCGGTGTTATTCTTTGTGATGACGCAGTTCATTGGCAATATAAAGATGAAAACGGGATGAAAGCTGCACAAATGTCACCTAGAATGGCAGTAGAGTTTTTCATTCAATGTCATTGGCATGAACTTCATTTAATCAAAACACAAGATAGCTGGCAAACAGCATTTCAAAAGTTATAACAATGTTAAATTTATATCGTAGTAACAATATGTCGGTCGAAGCCGCATACATCATTACTGTTAAAGGAAACGCTAACAGTGAAAAATATAGTGCGATGGCACAAGATAGTTGTCGCCAAGTTGGTATGCCATATAAAGTATGGGATGCATATGATGGTACTACTAAAGGTATCATCAAAGAACCGGATAACTTAAAGAACGATAGCTTTATGGATATGATTAAAATTACCGATCATTATCTAACTAGAGGTGAAGTCGCTTGTGCATTAAGTCATATTAGTTTATGGCGTCATTGTGCATTAATTGATAGACCTATTGTTATCCTTGAGCATGATTCTGTCATGGTAAAACGATTTGAAAACCATGAGAGTTATAATTCCATCTGTTATTTAGGTGGTCAAGAGTGGGCTAAACAAGGTTGGAAGATTTATCCAATCCCACCACACGCTAGTGAAGGGCCTAACTGGCTCTTCATTTGTCGTGCTCATGCATACAGCATTGACCCTCAAGTAGCAAAGAACTTGCTAGCATACGTATTACAAATGGGAATCAATGCCCCATTAGATATTATGCTACGTGCAGACCTGTTTCATATTACACATCAAGGTTTGTATGCATATGATATCCCAAGCTCTAAAGAAGATACAACTATCTTGGCTCGTCCGTTTGAGGGCAGAACTACAAAACGTAATGACAAGTTAGAGTGGTGATAAGTACATTCGTGATGAATGTATTTCAATTGAGTTATGAAGCCAGACTAAGAAGCTGGTACGATCTTAGAAGTCAGATTGAGCAGTCTGACACAAAAACCAAATGCGTAGAAATTGACAAATGGTGGCAAAAAGCCCCATTAGTCAACCATCATCTACATATTTTGGATAGTGAAAGTTGGCCCGATCCTTGGGAACTTTTGGTAGAAAACACCTATTGTACTGTTGCAAGAGCATTAGGTATGTGTTATACTTTGTTATTACTAGGGATTACAGATATTGAATTGGTCGAGGCCACCGACAAAAACGGTGAGGACGTAGTATTAGTCCTGGTAGATAGCGCAAAATATGTACTTAATTACTGGCCCGAGACCGTAGTAAATAACTATTCAAAAGACTTTACAATCAAGCGTAAGATAGACCTGACAGACTTACAACTAAAAATAGGTGCAAAATGAACAACATAAATGTAGTAAAACGAAGCGGAGAAACAGTACCATTAGACATAAACAAGATACAGAGACAGGTAGCATACGGATGCAGAGGGATAGATAATGTCAGTCCCAGCATGATTGAGATTAAAGCACAAATTGAATTACACGATGGAATCAGTACCGAAACTATCGATGAACTATTGCTAAAAGCAATGGTAAACTTGATTGACGAAACAGAAAATCCAGATATCAATAACGTAAACTATCAATATGTAGCAGGAAGACAGAAAGTGTCGATGCTACGTAAAGAAGTATATGGCAGCTATAATCCACCCCCACTCTACAATATCGTTAAAAAGAACGTAGAATTAGGGATGTACACCCATGAATTGTTAGAGTGGTATTCCAAAGAAGAATGGGATATCATTGATTTGTTTATAGACCATAGCAAGGACGAAAATTACACCTATGCGGCTATCGCTCAATTAGCAGAAAAGTACTTAGTACAGAACCGTGCTACTGGTCAAATATTTGAGACTCCTCAGGTAAGATATGCAATAGCAGCCGCCACTGCATTCCACAATGAGCCTAAAGATAAAAGGTTAAAATATGTCAAAGAATACTACGAATGTGCTAGCGACGGGCATTTTACTCTTGCTACTCCTGTCTTGGCTGGCCTTGGTACTACAACCAAACAGTTTAGTAGCTGTGTACTCATTTCTAGTGATGATACTCTTGATAGCATTTTTGCCGCTGGAGAAATGATGGCTAAGTATGCTAGCAAACGTGCTGGCATTGGATTAGAGATTGGACGCATTCGCCCACTAGGTGCTCCTATTCGTAACGGAGAGATTAAGCACACTGGTATGATTCCCTTCTTAAAGAAGTGGTTCGGTGATCTACGTAGTTGTAGTCAAGGTGGTGTACGTAATGCAAGTTGCACAGTTACATTCCCAGTATGGCATTATCAGTTTGAAGACCTAATCGTATTAAAGAATAATCAGGGAACGGAAGAGACCCGAGTGAGACAAATGGACTACAGCGTGGTAGTCAACAAGATGTTCTGGAATCGTTTTAAGAACAATGAAAATATTACATTGTTTGATCCGCATGATGTACCAGACTTATATGAAGCATACTATAGAGATAGCGAAGAATTTCAAACATTATACGAACACTATGAACACAAGCGTGGTCTCAAAAAGAAAGTGTTACCAGCAGTAGAAATTTTTAAGAATGGAATACTAAAAGAAAGAACAGATACAGGTCGTATCTATCTAGTATTCATTGATAACGTAATTAATCAAGGTCCGTTTGATACCAAACTAGACCCGATTTATCAGAGTAACCTTTGCCAAGAAATACTATTACCTACAAAGCCATTTCAGCGCATTGAAGACGAGGCTGGCAGAATTGCCCTATGTACTTTGGGTAGCCAGAATTGGGGAGCGTTTAAGACTCCTCAAGAAATGCGTAAGAGTGCTAGGGTATTAGTGCGTAGTCTAAGTAATCTCCTTAGCTATCAAGACTTCCTCAGCGTACAGAGTAAGTTAGCTAACTTAGATTTCGAGCCTCTTGGTATAGGGATTACCAATTTAGCATACTGGCACGCCAAGCGTGGCTTCAAGTATGGAACTCCAGAAGCACTTGCTGAAGTTAAGCGTTGGATGGAACATCAAGCATACTACCTCACTGAGGCAAGTGTAGAACTAGCACAAGAGCGTGGTGCATGTCAAAAGTCAGCACAAACATTCTATGGTCAAGGTATCTTTCCCTGGGAACGCCGTAGCCCAGGAGTTAATGAGTTAGCAGATTTTACACCTAGTGGTAATCTAGACTGGGAAGGATTGCGCCAAAATCTATTGAAGTATGGCATTCGTAATGCTACACTTATGGCAGTAGCTCCAGTAGAATCTAGTTCTGTCGTTTTAAATTCAACCAATGGTATTGAAATGCCAATGGAAATGATTTCAGTTAAAGAAAGTAAAGCAGGATCATTTGTACAAGTTGTACCAGAATACAAACGACTAAAGAACCGATATCAATTGATGTGGGAACAGCGTGACTGTGTTGATTATCTAAAGACTGCGGCAGTATTGGCTGCATATATCGATCAATCTATCAGCACAAATACATTCTATAATCCTGCGTATTTTGAAGGTGGCAAAGTGCCAGGAACATTGATAAGTAAGAATCTAATGCTTGCTTACAAGTGGGGAATCAAAACTATATATTATAGTTTGATTAATAAAGTAGGTGCTAAGGCAGCACTACAAGAAGATAACATCATACCTTTTGTTAAACAAGAAATAATTGAAGATGATGAATACTGCGAAAGTTGCGTATTATAAAGGACCAAAATGAAGAAACGAAACTACACACAAGACACAGTCCGTAAACTACAAGGTAGCGTACAGATTGAACACACACTAGCAAAGCGAGGCGCATTTAAGTTGCGTGAATTGTTAGCTACTGAACCCTATATCAACACCCTTGGTGCCTACAATGGCCAAATGGCTGTGCAACATGCTAAAGCAGGTTTAAAAGCAATCTATCTAAGTGGCTGGCAAGTGGCTGGCGCTAACAATACAGCAAACCAAACATACCCAGATCAAAGTCTGTATCCAGTTGATAGCGTACCTAAAGTTGTTAAAGGTATCAACAACGCTTTCCGTCGTGCAGATCAAATTGACTTTGCTGAACAATATGCAAACGGTGAAGATCGTGATGTAGTACAAGATTACTTCCTTCCTATAGTTGCTGATGCAGAGGCGGGATTTGGCGGAGCCCTAAACGCTTACGAACTTATGTCAGCTATGATTGAAGCAGGTGCTGCTGGTGTACACTTTGAAGACCAACTAGCAAGTGAAAAGAAATGCGGTCACTTAGGTGGTAAAGTACTCGTACCAACAAGCCAAATGATTCGCACACTAAACGCCGCACGTTTAGCCGCAGACGTTGCAGGAGTCGATACTGTTATTATGGCTCGCACCGACGCAGAAAGTGCAACATTGATTACCAGTGACCACGACCCACTAGATAAGGACTTTATTATAAATGAGCGTACTGAAGAAGGTTTCTACAAATTTAAGAACGGTATCGATGCTTGTATTAGCAGAGGTCTTGCTTATGCCCCTTACGCTGATCTCTTATGGTTTGAAACTAGCACACCTGATATTGCACAAGCTAAGAAATTCGCAGACGCTATACACGCACAGTTTCCAGATCAAATGCTTGCTTATAATTGCAGTCCTAGCTTTAATTGGCGCAAGTTTTTAAGTGAAGATGAATGCGAAACATTCCAGCGTGAACTAGGTCAATTGGGCTATAAGTTCCAATTCATTACGCTAGCAGGTTTCCATAGTGTTAATTTAGCTACATTTGAACTAGCAGAAGCGTATAAGGCACGTGGCATGGCTGGTTATAGCGAAATGCAACAACGTGAGTTTGCCGCACAAGAGCGTGGCTTCACAACTGTTAAACATCAACGTGAAGTTGGCGTTAGTTACTTTGATGCAATCAGTACAGCAGTTGGCGCCACATCTACTGTAGCAAACACGCACTCAACTGAAGCGGATCAATTCTAATATGAGTAAAGAACAGTACAATATTAGTAAACAAACTAATTATTTGAAACGTAGAATGTTTTTAGACCCTGAAGGTCCAGTTACCGTTCAGCGTTTTGAAGAAGTTAAATATCCAAAGATACAAAAGTATGAAGAAACCGCACGTGGTTTCTTCTGGGTACCTGAAGAAATTAGTCTAACAAAAGACAAGATTGACCACAAAGAAGCTAGTGAGGCTGTTAAACATATCTTTACTAGCAACTTGTTACGTCAGACAGCACTTGATAGTATTCAAGGTCGTGCTCCAAGCCAAGTGTTAGGTCCTGTATGCAGTATCCCAGAACTAGAAGCATTGACATTAACTTGGGGCTTCTTTGAAACAAGTATTCATTCAAAGAGTTATAGTCATATCATTCGTAATGTATATGGTGTACCCAAAGAAGAATTCAACAAGATCCATGATACAAAAGAGATTGTTGAAATGGCTTCTAGCATTGGCAAGCACTATGATATCTTACACAAGATTAATTGTGATAAAGAGTTGGGAATCAATTCGTTTACTGAAGAACAACATATCAATGCAATCTGGATGGCACTCAATGCAAGTTACGCACTAGAAGCATTACGATTCATGGTAAGTTTTGCTACAAGTCTAGCAATGGTCGAGAATAAGATTTATATTGGTAACGGCAACATTATTAGCTTGATTCTACAAGATGAAGTATTGCACAAAGAATGGACAGGGTTCATAATTAATCAAGTTGTCAAAGAAGATCCGCGCTTTGCTAAAGCTAAGATCGATTGCGAACGTCAAGTGTATGAAATGTACATGGACGTTATACGTGAAGAAAAAGAATGGGCAGAATACTTATTTAGCCGCGGCGTCGTGATTGGACTAAATGCTGATATACTTAAAGATTTTGTTGATTATACAGCATTTAACGCATTGAAAGAAATCGGAATTCGCTATGATGAGAATCACCCAAAGAGCAGTCCTATTCCATGGTTTAACAAACATGTTAATATCAATAAGAAACAGACAGCACTACAAGAAAATGAATCAACTAACTACGTTATCGGTGTTATGAGTGACGTAGTTGAATTTGATAAGTTACCAAGTTTATAAGGAGAATAATAATGTCAGCTATCGTATGGAGTAAGTATAACTGCCCTTTCTGTGACCAAGCTAAGAAATTACTTGAGAGCAAGGGTATTCAGTTTGAAGAAAGAAAAATCGGTGACGGATGGACAAAAGAAGATTTGTTAGAAGCCGTACCCACAGCCCGCACAGTACCTCAAATTTTTATGGACGGTGAATTAGTGGGCGGGTTCAATGAATTAAGAACCAAATTAACAGAAAGCGTATAATGACACTAGAAGTAGGACAAGTATACACATTCAAAATGAATAGCGGTGAAGAACTCATCGCTAAAGTTACAGCGTTAGATAATAATGGATATGTAACAATTTCAGAACCCGTTAGTATTGCACCCGGACAAAAGGGAATGCAAATGATTCCTAGTATGTTTACCGCAGATCCTGGCGGTGACGTTACACTAAATACTAATAGTGTTGCTATCTTTGCTATTACTGAAGATAGTATTAAGATGAAATACATCGAAGCTACAACTGGTATCCAGATTCCAGATAAAAAGATTATATTAGGATAATATGGCAGCATTAAGTCGTGTAGGAGATACAAATCAACCCGGTGGTGCAATCGTAAGAGGTGCAGGAACCGTGTTCAGTAATGGTATCAAAGTAGGGTTACATGTTAGTCCTATAACTCCTCACGCACCTTGGGGTAAACCTCATCCCCCTCATGCCTCAGCTACAACTACTGATGGGAGTCCTACTGTATTTGCAGAAGGAGCTCCTGTTCTCAGAGTAGGCTCAGGCAATAGTTGTGGTCATAGTATCGTACAAGGTAGTCCAGACGTTTTTGTCCCATGAGTTATAGTCCATTACAAATTAATGCAATGGGTACACTGTTGCAAAATATAGGTTTACGCATTAATCCTAATGCGGCAGCCTACATGGGTACAAGTGTTGATGAAGCTACATATACACCGGGGTCCGTAGTAAGTACTACATGTTTGGGATATTTGTCACAATCTATTCGTTTAGCATATGACTTAATTAATGAGCCGGGCGTATCTGCATTAACTTATGACAATCTTATTCACATAGGATCTAATACTATTCCTGCATTAGGTAATAGCCCACCAACGTTCTTTACTAATCTAACTTATACAGATGAGATGACTAGCTATGGATTCTTGCGTTTAGCACCATGGTCAGCTTATCAGAGTTTTTATATTAACAACGGTAGCTATAGTGATTTCTTAAGCACAATTAATACGTGTTACGGTAAGAAAACACAGTTAAATGGCACAATTGCCGCGCTATCTAAATCTAAAACGTTTTTAGATGGTACTTACAGTAATATGAATGACCTGATATCGGGAGATATTACAGGGGTCAACTTAAGTACATTCTATTGGGGTCAGGATTTAATTGCGAGTGGTAGAGCAATTGACTTAACGACAATGCAAGACTTCGGCTATCCTGATAATTTATTACGCACATTAAACAAAAATAATGCGTTAACCAAAGCAGTTAACTTAGCATTGTTAAGTGCAGGATTGAATGCGTCAGATATCAATACTATTCTTAGTGGTCAACGTGCAACAGAAGAACAGCAGAAATTAATGTACGGTGCTTTCTGTATTATTACAAATAATGACTTAGCAGATGTGTGTACATTGTTAAACTTCCAAGCAACTGCAACTACGTTAGCTGATTTATTGAATCCTAAAGTATTGTTCCCTAACAGTTATGCATCACTAACCTTCCCAACATTCAACGCAATACCATTACCGACAAATAGCAAAACATATCATTTAATATACTCCAACGGTACTGTTGATATTAAACCTGGGTTAGGCATAGGTGACAAATACAGAAGTATCATTCCAGCAGACATTGCATATGCGGCAGAAGCCTTTAGCATATCTATGCTACAAATTAAGAATATTCAAGCAATGAGTATTGAGAAGTTTTCGCAAGTTGTAATGAATTTGGAAAACGTTAATGGATTAGGAGTAAATGGCACTAACGTCCCCACTAACACAACATTAGCTAGTGCGGCATATGGTATCATAGCAAAGGGATCTGGTGTTGACGATACTTACACTATGTTTGATTTCTTTGGTACAATGACAGATTTGCATTATCCATGGCAGCAGTTGCAAGAGTTACTAATTAAAGTGCAGACAAGTTCGTTAACCAGTACATATATTCAAATGTTCTCATTGTTGAACGGGCCCGGACCTTATTATGATTTACAAGGTTATATAGATCAGGCTAATGCTGAAATCATAGCGATATTGGGAACGGATACAGAGGACGTAAGAAATCTAATTAGTACATACGCAACCATAGCTGAGTATATACAAAAAGAGTTAGATGCAAGGGCACTAGCATTGCCAGGAATCGCTGATTTAACTAGCACTCCGGCTGATGTTGTAAGTTTTATAGATAGTATAGGAACTTACGGCAATGAGACAGCAGTAGGTGGTATGGCCCCGTTCTTAGAAAACATTGCAGACCCTACGTCAGCTAATAGTTTAATAGGTGCATTGCGTGAAGCTAGAAATAGTTCACGTTTAGCATTAACTGGAGCAGTATTAGACAATGACGTTACTGGCGACCCGTTAATACTACCCAAACAAAGTCCATATACACCGGGCACCAGTCCTAATGAAGGATATGACGTTAGCCCTAAAATTGCTAATACGCCAGTTATAACTGGTGCGGCAATCGTACCGGGAAGTTTAGCAGGTTCCAAAGAAACCACACTAATCCCGCCCAATCTCAGTATTGTCACAACTACAGCAGGGCAGACAATATTGACACCCGAAGAAGCTATCGCAGATGTTATACTATGTAACTGTGACTGCTGGGATATGCTATGATTACCCAAAAATCTAGCAAATAAATATAAATGGGTGTATAATTGTATACCCCAACGAAAGGAAACAAAATGGTAAAAGTGCAAACTTTGAAGTTTATGTTATTACTACCGTTACTATTGATTGGATTAATGATAACACCAAATCCAAAAATAGATACATTAGCAGTACATGGTATTGATTTAGCTAATGCGGTAAAAGTAGATACAAAACAATTACAATGTCTAGCTACAAACATATACCATGAAGCTAGAAAAGAACCCTTATTGGGTCAATATGCTGTAGCACGTGTCGTAATGAACCGTGTTAAGCAAGGCTTCGCCAATACACCCTGCAAGGTCGTATATCAAAAGACCACACCAGACAAGGGTAAGACACAAGTGTGCCAGTTCAGTTGGGTATGTGAACATAAGCCATTGCCTCCACCTAACAGCCCAGACTATGTAAGAGCATTGGGTATTGCGTATGATGTATTGGCACATGATTCACATAAAGAATTGCTACCACGTAGCGTAGTATTCTTCCATGCGTTGCATGTCGATCCTATGTGGCCCTACAAAAAGGTTAAGCAAATAGGTAACCATATATTCTATCGTAAGTAAAAACTTTTAAATTAGAGTTTTCCTAGATATATAGTTATATGGAAAACACTCAACAACCCGAAGAAACCAAGTCATCATTGAATGAATATTTTGAAAAACTAGCACCCTCTTTGGCTAAAACAGATAGCTTAGTAGGTGATTTTATTATATACAAAAATGACCAAATTGTAAGTCAATCAATCGCATTGTTTGGTGAATACTGTCACGCTGAGATTAAAATTATGTCCAGATACTTAGACAAAGATTCACTATACTTAGACATTGGCACAAATATCGGATATCACGCTAGGGCTATAAATCAAGAGGTAGGATGCAACGTAATGGCTTTTGAGCCACATCCCAGTCATTTTTGTGTAGCCGCGTACAATTGTCAGGATAAGAACATTCTATTGTATCATACTGCATTAGGTAATAAAACAGGTAGTATAGAACTAAAGAACTTTGATGAAAACGCATCCGGCAATTATGGAGATTTGACTACAATTACTGATGATATTGAAGATGTTATCAAAGTACCATTAAAGAAACTAGATTCATTTAACCTAGAAAAATGTACATTAATGAAGATTGATGTAGAAGGCGCAGAACTTGATGTACTTAAGGGCGCTGTCAAGACTATTAAAAAGTTTCGTCCAGTAATATTCTATGAAGCAATCAGTGTAGATGATTGGGCAGAGTGTTACGAGTTTTTAGATACACGTGACTATAGACAATATTGGGTTACATGCAGAACAAAACCATTAGGACCTACGTTTAAAACAAATGAAGCCAATCCATTCGGTGACGGTGGAGTTAGTAATATCTTAGCCGTTCCTTCAGAAAATGAACAACCAACTGATTTAGTTGAAGTTATGTCTGGCGAATCATACAACGACATGGTCAAACGGTTAACATCATATAAAATTATATTTTAAACCCATCGTTCATAACGTTTTAATTGACTTAAGAATACATCTTTATTCAACTTCCAAAACGTTTGTAAATGACCTCTATAGTATTTTTCAAATGCTTTACTTAGTACCCCAGTCTTAACTAGACTGGGTGCCCATATGTTATGTACTAATCGTTGGGTACCAGTGTCACTGGGGTGGGTAGTAATGTACATATCTTTGTCACCCACCCATTCAATACACGCGGGCATGAAAAACTGTGCAGTCACGTGCTGATGTGTGACTATTTGGTTGCGTGTGCGTACAGTAGTTGTTGGTAGTAAATCTGTAAGTACGCATGTTCTAGCGCATATCCTATATCCTTCGTCAATAGAATGTGCCGCAACACTACCCACAATAATATCATTGTAATACAATACCCATACGTTCCATTCACGTTCATTTTTAAAACAATCTATCATAGCCTGTTGGCTACTATTGTTTGTAAAGCCTCTTTTATCGGCTTCACTATAAAAATTAGAAAGGTCTAAATCAGTAGACCATGGAATAATTTTGTATGTCATATAAGCGATAAGTATTTACTGATATGATTACGAGCCAGACAGTTTTCCCCATAAAAATAGCATCTACCTTTTGGGAAGATAAACACTTACTGGGTGAGGATTTTCTAAAAGAGATAACAGATATATTTGAATCAGTGCCTGATAACAGAAAATTAGAAACTGCCGCCGGAGATCATGATACTACACTCAGGGTTTTGCCTGACATAATTAACTTAGAATCAATGAAACCATTGAAGTTCTGGTTAAAAAATATAGTATATAAAATGTGGGAAGAAATAGGTTATGCCCCAACTGCACTTGCTATTGAACGGTCTTGGATTAATCAGTTCAAGCAAGGATCTAGATTACGCAGCCACGCACATAGTTCTACTGAAATGGTAATGACGTATTATCATAAAGTGCCCCCAGGCTCAAGTAGTATTACTTTATATAACCCTTTCGAATTGTCTACGGGAATGGCACCGTATGAACAAAAATCAATAACTATCTACCCACAAGAAGGTCAGTTACTAGCATGGCCTGGTTTCATGTGGCATGAAGTCAATGAACAGACAATCGAAGATACTAGGATCGCTATATCTATGCATGTACACCAAGCATCTTACTACTTAGCTGATAGATGGAGACTTGTTGATTAACCAGAACCTACGCCCGCCGTATAATGGTTTATCCTCGAACGTTTTAACAACTATATTTGATAAATCAGGGTTCGTCACTACCCAATCATAATTAAACCATTTTGTATTTAAATCACTATCGTCAAATCTAGTATAACTGCAATCTAGTTCAGACAACCAAGATTCTATTGATTTAGCAGAGGGAACGGTTCCAATAGTATTGAACGCATTCTCACCATCCTCATCTTCTTCAGTTAGTTTATACTCAAACTCATAATCGCAGTCAGCTACAGCAGATTCAAGTACGATAATATTACTATGATTTATTGCACATTGTAAATCTCTGCGCCAGTTATCTAAATGGTATAATACACCAAAGTGTATGATAATATCAAAACTTTCATTTAGATTCCAGTTGTTATCTTGGTCTAACAATATAGTCTTTGCAGTATTGTCCTTATGTAAAACAATATCTAAATGTTTTTGTCTAGCATCAGCGAACGTTACATCAGCCCCTAAACTTTTGAGATGTAACCCTATATTGCCATATGCACATGCCAATTCTAATACTCTTTTACCGGTCCAATCATTACCAAAAAATGAAATTAGTTTGTTTACTCTAGTTTCGCGCCAACGATTATAACAGTTATCAAAGGGAGTTTTGGTTTCGTGCAAATAATTGACCATACGGGTATTTATATAAATATTTTAATGAGCTATCAATTGATTAATTTACCCATACTACCAGATGAATTAATAGCATCGTGTATTCAAGCATCTAAAGAACCACCTTTCTACAATGTATTCGTAGATAATAAAAAAGATTTTTGTGATACGATTGGTTATGATGTACCAGGTGAATGGCCCAATGATGGATTTAATTTCCCCTCTCCAGAGGATGCTTATGAGTATATTTGGTCAACCCCTGAAACTCCGGTAAAGTTTTCATTGTTAACTGCACCCAAAGATGTTATCAAGTGGGTAGAAGAAAATGCTATTCCATTCTTAACCGAAACGATGGGAGATGGGTATACGTTTATAGAACCCAATCTATGTAAACTGTCGGATGGAACAATATTATTACCGCATATAGATCCAGTGGATTATGTCTTTAACTTTGTTGTTGAAGCCGGTGGAGACAATGTTATTACTAAGATTTATGATATTAAAGAAGAACATATTGGTAAGATGCTAATAGTTGCTGCACCTTATGATTATACTAAAATTGAACTAGCCGGCGAATCTCTATTAAAAGAGCATACATGGGGAATGTTAGTTGGTAAAAGAATTCATAGCGTAAACAATTTAACAGGTAGTAGACTTTTATTGCAAATTGGCGTCAATAAAAAATGAAGTATGAATACTACTATAATGACGTACCTAACATAGGTAAATGTCGTAATAATCTAATCTATACCAGTTTGATATCAGAAGATAAAAAAACTTTTGTGCAATGGTATTATAACGATACTGATTATCACAAGGGTCACAATGAAGTTATCGACCCTGGTAAAATGGATGAGAAATGGGAACGTGAGGTAAAGTTTCTAAAATTGATGCATAGTACAGCACCCACACATATACCTAATATACTAGATATAGACTATAACGAACGCAAGATATACTTAGAAATTGACGGAGTAGACTTCTGGCAACAAGCTAATTGCGATTTGAATAACTATGATACAGTATTACCCAATTGGCGTAAGCAAATGACAGATATTATTAATGTACATAAAGTATTGGGCATTCACAAATATAGCATGCATCCTTCAAGTTATTTCATAGTTAACAATAAATTAAAGAGTATTAACTATTTCTTCACATATGGTAAATACGAAACAAATATCACTATTCGAGAAGTTGAGAGTCATATACATGAAAATCGTAGAGTAGAGATGCGTAAATACTTAGAATCACTAGGAATAAGCTGGACTGAACCGCAACCTTGGGAACTATTTGACAAGTTATGTTGGGAGAGTTTTAGAACAAACTACCCACAAGATTTTATTGAGAAGATATTAAATGATTAAAGGTATTAATAATCAACCCTATTTTGACATGACGCCATACTTAGATATGGACACATTTGACACGCTACAGCCCGAGATTATGTCGGGCTTTGCATTAGCACGTGAATATGCTAAAGAAGGTACATGGATGGCCCCGGGCTTTACGTTCGAGGACATGAGTTATATACATAACTGGAAGCCAATATATCAAGCATGGGAAGAGTTTCAACAGTTAAGTAATGATGATCCTATTAAAATAGCTGGATTAAAACTATTGCCCACAGACTTTAAGAACTTCCAACAACGCAATATATTCACACGATATTTAAAAATGGCATTAAATGCCTATGACCCATATATCTATTATTATCTATGGGAAGAAGGTGATTGGAACGATAGACCGGGCGAACGTCAAATGACCCCAGAAAGTAAGTATTTCCCTAGTGTAGTTGAATGGGTATTACAATTAAAGGGTACACTATTTGAGCATATTGGTCGTGTTATATTCTTTCATTTAGAGCACGACGGAATACCCTTTGAACATAGAGATTTAGATAGAAAGAATGGGGTTAACGTAGTAATGCCACATCGTAACGAGTTTATACATATTCGCCCCGATACACGTAATCAATTCTATCTATGGGATCCTGAAAAGAAAATGAAGTATGGTATTAACTGTAGAGCAGCCTGGTGGAATGACGTTGACTGGCACGGTGGTAACAGAGTCATGGCTCAGACATACGGATTAAGAATTGACGGGAAGTTTACAGAAGAATTTAGAAACAAATTAGGTATTAGTCATTTAGACACATACTAATCTTTATATCCCCAATAATTAAACATATATTTGTCCGTGAATCCACCGTTCATCCCGCAGTGCCATTCATCATATAAATCCCATTGATATATGCTTCCCTTAGGGGCCTGATATACACAAGTGTCCCCTACAATACTTACATGCCCCATACTATAATCTTCAATATAGCAGGTATATCTAACAGGAACACCCTTCTCTAATAACAAGTCTATTTTGCTGTGTATATCAATATGCCACGGAGCCATTCGTCCGGGCTTTATTTTACTAATCCAAACCATCCAGGGTTTAGTATCAACAATAGATTCAAACGTATCTACGACACTTTGACTGAAATGCTCACCGGGGAAATAGTTAAACCATTCAATTGTTGGGTCATTATAAACATATCCACGCTCTTTCCACAGTCTACCCATATTTTCAAAGGCTTCAGTCTTGGGGAAACATTCTTCATTGAATCTTAGTACATGTTTGCTATCCGTTTTACAGGATTCGATAATACTATCCCAATCTATTTTATTCTCAGTGTTGCCGATTAATTTCATATTTTTATTTATAGGCTAAATATGTCATGTTCAAAGAAGTTGAAAATACCAAGGGTATATATCGCTCACTTGTCAATGATTCACAGACAGAGTTTTGCATGGATTTCAATCCAGACAATAATCGTTACCCAAATCAATTAGTACAATCAAGTTTTAATCGGGAAGCACACTATTGTGCTAAACTGACAAAATATTCATGGGCGCCCGAATTATTATCTATAGACTATAAGACTAGACAAATCATATTTAAATGGTACAATAATACATGCGAATCACGTTTGCCCAATGACTATAAAGAACAGTTAGAACAGATAGTTAGAGACTTACACAAGGAACAAATCTATAAGCCTAGCTTCTATCCAAAGTACTTTTATGTAGACGATAAAGACAAAATCCATGCGTACACATTTTATTCATGCAGTAGTTATATAGAGCAACCAATAAGTATAGATTTCTACAAGCCTATATTGAATGAAGATAGACTACGATTAGTTGAGGAATTATCTGTTGACGGTAAATTAGACATGTCTATGCTAGTAAAATACGCATTTAACAATTATATTCATTGGCCTGGAAACATACTACCCGAGATTTATAATAAAGTATATGGATAAAAAGAAATACCCCACATTCTGTTTATTACCCTTCACACACATTAGTTCTACAAACGATGGAAACTATCGTGTATGCTGTTGTAGCGAGGAAAAGATTATAACAAAGCCCGACGGTTCTAGCTATAATATGCGTGTGGATAGTGTAGATGAAGTATGGAACAGCGACTTCTATAAAACATTGCGTAAAGACTTATTAAATGGTGTCAAGAACCCTAGCTGTGAATACTGCTGGGATTACGAGGCTTCAGGAGCATATAGTAAGCGTCAAAAGACTAATGACGAAAAGCACGACATGTTTCCGGACTATGATATATTCATTAATGACGCATTAAATAACGACGGAGCACTAAGTACCCCGCCCATGGATTTAGACTTGAAAGTGGGTACGCAATGTAATTTAAAGTGTATCATGTGCTACCCAGGCTCTAGTTCATTACATAAAGAAGAACAGGACCAAATGATTAGTGAGGGTAAACAATTACCCGGACTATTAAAAATGTTTGATGAACGTGTAATTGAATTAAAGCTAGATTTAGACAGCTTTAATCCACGTAATTTAGACGTAGAGCGTGTAGTTAATAATTTAGACCCTAGCTTAAAACAAGCTATTCATATGAGTTTAGTCGGGGGTGAACCATTAGTTAACAAGACCACACAACGTATATTGGAACAGTGCGTAGAGAAGGGTTATGCAGAGAATATGATGCTACAGATTATTACTAATCTAAGCGTTATCAATCCTAAAACAATAGGATTATTGGATCAGTTCAAATATCCTATGCTATGTATTAGTTACGACCACATTGACCCAGAGAAGTTTAACTTTATACGATACCCAGCAGATTATAATGTATTCACTGAAAACTTTGAGAAACTATGGGAATATGAACACATTGAAAAGAAACTAAGCACAACCTGGGGTATATTTAATATATTCGATTTTGAAAGTATATTTCATCATTGGGAAAACATTAGTAATCGTACTAATAAGCGTTTTGTTATTAACTTTGGATTAATCTATTATCCTAATTACTTTAGCCTCAGATACTTAGAACCCGAGCAGAAACAAGAGGTTACTGAGCGTATTAATAATTTTATGAGAGATTATGGAGATTATAAGATATTCTGGGATAACCCTGAGTTTACTGAAAGTGTAACTAGTGTTCCTGGCTATATGAACGCAAATACCCCTGACTTTATTGAAGTATGTAAGGAGCGTACCCGTGTGTTAGATATGTACGATGAATTGCGCGGTACTGATTATAAACGATTATTCCCATATATCAAACGTTATGAATAAGCATTTATTCCCATTTAGTAGAAACAATCCTGCACCTAATATTAAAACAAGCACAATCGTAACAGATTACGGCTTTATGGATGGGTACACTAATATACTAGACTTGGGATTGGGTAGTTCAGGGTGCTTCCCACTAGGGTTTAGACGTACTGATATTATTGATAGTGTATGTGAGAAACTAAAGCAAAATCCATTTTGTCAAAGCGATTTTGCTACATCCAATCGTTATGTTGATTTACTAAGTGAAAAACTATATGAAGTAAGTAATGGGTATCATAGTATATTCAGTATGAGTGGTAGTGACAGTATTGAGGGTGCGATAAAGATAGCCAAACTATATTCTAATAGAAACAAGATTATAGGGTTTGAAAATAGTTACCACGGTTCTACATATATGAGTGCTAGTGTAAGCGGTAGCACATATCTGACTGACACGTTTGGTAAACATAGTGATTGTGTCACTATATCCTATACTGAGTTAGATAAGATAGACAACGACACACTAGCCGTAATCATTGAAACATGCAGTTGGCAGAACGGTATCGAACTATTACCCGGAAGATTCTATAATGAATTAAGAAAGCGTTGTGACGAAACAGGCGCGTTATTGATTATAGACGATATTGCATTCTGTAACGGAAAGACAGGTACACATTTTGGATGGCAAGTACTACCTATTAAACCCGATATATTCTGTATAGGGAAAGGAATTACTGGGGGATATTTTCCACTAAGTGCTACATTATTCAATCAAAAGGTAGCAGATATTGTGCGCCCTAAAGTATTATTACATGGGTTTGCATATAGCTTTCCTATGAGTGGTATTATCAGCGCATTAGAATACTTTGATATACTAGAACGTGAAAAGATATTTGATAATTATACGGTTATTATTGATAAAATGAATAACGTATGTAATCAATTATATAGTCAACAATTAATCACAGGGTACAGACATTTTGGGGTATGCTATAACATACTATTAAACAAGCCCATAAATGATTTATGGGAGAAAGAACAATTATTCTATAAGCATGGGTTGCATATAGGAGTATGGAATAACTATAAGAATGGTATATTAATTATGCTACCATTAAATGCTAACGACCAGTATTTTAGTGATTTAATCACTAAGGTAACTAAATGTCTTACTGAGTTGAATCAACAAAGCTAATAGATAACGCTAATCTAACGTCTTTAATATCTTCTACACTATGGATTTTATCGACAGCTAACTCATGCCAACGATGATTTTCAATCTTATATCTATGAGTTTCGATTACCCTATCATAGGGTACATAAGTTCTAGGGCTTAATTTCAAATGACTATATTCGGGCCTTACGTCATAGAAACAAGTATTTGCGTCCCCGGTGTCAATCGTATAATTCCACGCTCTATTGCGTAGCATATCTATATGTGGGAACACATACTTCCCGTCTATAATCTGAACATGCACCCCATTTAGTTCATCTGTAACATTATCTCTAACCCACTGAGTTATACGGTCATCTGCTTTAATCATAGTAAATGACGCTAAACCTTCGTATGTGTTACTGTATTCAAATGGCATGCCCAAACCTTCACTACTCTCCCCATACGCTTTGTCGATTTCATTCTGTATACTATCATTGATTTTCATCTTATCAAAATCACTTAATGTTTTGGTATCAGTATGGTCTTTATATTGTTCTCTTATTATATCTACAATATAGTCAGGTATTTGTGGTTTATCTATATACTTAAACATTCCAATATTCCGCTTTTAAATCCATATTAATTGTATAGCGCCATTTGTCTGTGTTATTCCAGCCCCCATGCGGGTTAATACCGTCAAACGCTATAATGTCGTTAGTCTGTAAATATAGTTGTTCATCCCCAATATGAAACCCACATTCTTCTATATTCTTTCCGGGTATATCTACAGCTAATAATATCACATAAACTCTGTCTACACCACTCAAGTCCTTACGCATATCATATGTATAGTCTGAATGCGTGGGTACACGGCCATGAGGACTAATCGCATTTAAACTGAAATTAACTATCCCGGGCAATGTCTTTGCAATATCAGTTAATTTAGGCAACTTATCAGACCATATAGTTGTAGTTCCCGCTCTAAGATTAGGTACAGCATACCAACGTTTCATATCCTCACGTTCTAGTAACTCATGTCCATATTGTTGTTCAAACCATGTCAGGTCTGCAAACTCTGTGGGTTCATGTGTTAATAGATATTCATTTAATTCTGTTTGTGCTATACGTAATACTTCGGGAATCAAATGATAATACTGATAATCAGTGTATTTCATAATAATACTCTATGTGGTATATTGTTTTCTGTACACCAATCAAATATATCCTGATCTGTAATTTTAGGATCAATTAACCATAATGCCGTAACTCTACGCTTAGTTCCATAATTATATACATCATGGAAGTCTTGATTAAAGAATACAGTAGGCTTTTTAAGGGTAAATTCAAACTTTAATTTGATATCACTTAGTGGACCGTCATATAGATTTTTACTCTCATCCCAGTTACCCGGAAGATAATCATAATATCGTGTGGTATGATTATCCCCGTCGCTTTCTAGTATTATATTCAATGAGCGTTGATAGTAAGATCCGTCGTGTCTGTCTTTGTGTATCCAGCATGTGCCACCGGGTTCTAAAGCAATGAATCCTATCTTACCAGTGACCCACGGCACTTGTCTATGTATATCAATCAACTCATCACCTTCGTGTGTAATATGGTCAATTATTGCAGCACCCTTCAGGTATTCAAACTCAGTATCTATAAACTTAGCCCAAAGTCTTTTAGTACTTTCAATAAGTATATTGGTATCGAGTTCTATTACGTGGTTCATAAATGTTGTATTGAGTAGTTTATTCTATAAATATCTAGATATTTATTATGCATCATAGTTTAATTTTTAATTGCCATACCCAATGGCATTCTAGGCCCGGTGGTTCTTATAGAATAGCAACATTATTGAGGGAACAAGGTTGGGACAGTGAAGTCTGTGAATGGGCCCCATTCTGGACTCAGAATGAACTGCGTGAATACGCTAAAGAAAGAATATCCAAAGATACAGTATTTCTAGGATTTAGTTGCTTCTTTTGTTATTGGGATAAGAACTTAGAAGAATTTGCAGCATGGGTTA